AGTTGGGTATTTATGCTAGTTTCATGGGATTTAAGTTATGTTTGGTATTAGAGTTATGAGTTATTCGGGTATTCCTCACGTCAGTACTTGTCGTGAGTTTAGGGGTGTTAGGATTTATTTAGGTATGTTTTCTTATTTGCGTAGGAAAAAAAGGGTGGTATTATGATGTTATCGGATTGTGAGTTTATTTTGGATGAGGTTTTATTTTTGGAGAGTCATCGTGTTCGAATAATGGGAGGGGGTTGTGAAAGGCAGGTTTCACCTTTTAAGGATAGGTTGAGGGCTTATTCTCTTTTAAAGCGAGTTAGGCTTTGTGAGAGTTGTTGGGTTGTCTTGCAGGACAGTGAGGTAAAGTGTCCAAATTGTTTATCTATTAATCATCCTTAGTTTATCCCTGGTATGTGTCCTGTTGCAATTTCAATTTCGGTGTAATCTTCTAGAAAGTCCATTTTATAAATATAAAAAAACGTATATAAAATACCTTACAGTTATTGGTATTTATTTTTTTATTATATTCGTCTTTATGGATAAGATTGATTCGATAGACAGGCAGCCTATTTCAGATGTTATAGAGCTTACTGTTGCAGGAGCAGGTAAGGGTGTAAATTCTGATTTTGTTTGGCAGGTAGGCAGGGAGTATGGAATAGGTAGGGGAAGAAGGGTTAAGTGCAGTTCTATTCGTCATGATGCCAATTCATATTTCTTCAATGGTCAATCAAGGTGGACTGTATATGTAGAGTTAGAGAATGGAGAGGAGTGGGCTTATGTTCATTATGAGAATGCTGAACTTCACATAAAGTGTGACATTCCGAAAATTATTTAATATATTAGCGTAGTTAATTAACTTTTTTTTTATTATAAAATATTTTATACAATGGCAATCTCAGTAAAAAGCGTAAGCTTTAAATTAAAAGGTGAAGATCAAAGTGTAGCATCATCAGATGTAGCAGTTATGTCTAACACAATTGTTTCTGTAGAAGGAACTCAAGATGATTTTACAGTGAAAGTTCCTGTAAATGGATTAGGTTTGAAAGAATTAGTTGGTACTAACGTATCTTCTAGTGGTAGTATTACTTTATCAGGAGGTATTGGTAACATAACAGCTTTAACAGTTGCTGGTGTTCAGATTTTTGATGTTCTTTCACCTATAGTAGGTGCAACTCCAGCAGATTTACCTGCTCAAGCTTTAGCTTTAGCAGTAGCGATAAATGATTATACTAGTGTTCCAAACTACACAGCTTCATCATCAGGGGCAGTTGTTACTATTGAAGCAGCAGGATCTGTAGGTACTGGTGCTAATACTCACGCAGTAGTAGGGACAAAGACGGGAGCTTTAACTTTAACTGCTGTTGCTTTTTCAGGTGGTACAAACGCTATGTCAGCTTTTATAACAGCAGCAGGTACTATTTTTTCTTTGCCTTTATTGGCAGGAGGTTCAGTAAACTTAAACGCTTATGGTGTTAGAAGTATAGTTCCTACTGCAACAGGAAGTAGTGTTTATTATTCAGATGAGTTTGGATTATTTGTAAATGTTTACGAATCAAGTTCAACGGTAGTACAGGTTACAGCTTTGATAGACGCATTGATTTAATAAACGCATTATAATATTTGTTTTATACATTTTTCCATAGGTGTGTTTTTTTGGTTAGAGTCTAGGTTTAGTGAGCCTAGACTCTTTTTTTTTGTTTATATTAGCGTTAGTTAGAATTAGTTGTGATTATTCACACATTTAAAATATTAAAATGAAAAGACCAAAGATTACGGACGTTAAGGCTTCTAAGTATGTAGATTACTTGGAGGATAAGTTAAAGGGTTTTGAGATAGGTTCTATAGAGGCTGAGTCTTATTTATCTTTAAAGAATTTTATTTCCCAGGGCAATGCTTTATTGGCTAAGATTAAGTTTGATGGTAGTGAGTTGGGTGATAAGGATGACAAGCAGATAGAGAGGGGGTTAAAGTTTGCAGATAAGATGTTGGATCACAATTCTGCTCTTCGGGATTTATTTGAGAAGGTAGGAGGGGAGAAGATTAAGGAGTTGGAGGGTAGGACTTATGAGAAGAAGGTAGCTTCGAGTTATGAGGCAGCTATGCCAGCGAGGAAATGAAGAAACGCAAGACGCTATCTCCTTCGGCAATGTTACCATCAGATTTTGAGAGGGAGCGAGAGATTAGGTTAAGTGGAGTTTTAGAATATACGGTTATGTTACCAGAGCCACCTTCTTATAAGAAGATAGTTGGTTGGAATCAGAACATTAATAATCAGAGGTGGAGGATTCCAAGTGACATATTAAGTCAGAGGGAGTTTGACGGATTAGACTTTGATGATCAGGTTATTTATTTAAAGAAGGTTACTAAGCGTAGGACTGAGGGTTATTGGTTTTACAATCATGGTAATATTGAGTATTTGACTGGGGATCATTATTTTTATTTAGCCCATTGGAGGATAGATGGGATTGTACCTTATTGGAAGGATTCGGATTCCACTTTTTTTTACATAGAGAATCATTGTAAGTTTTTGGAGAACAGTTTAGGTTGGATGCTTGTTACTAATCGTAGGGATGGTAAGACTGGTAGGGCTTGTTCTCTTATGTATAATAACATTACTTTACAGTATGATGCCAATGGTGGTATTCAGAGTAAGACTGGTGCAGATGCTAAGAAGATTTTCAGGAAGTTGATGTTATCTTGGCAAAAGTTGCCAGCGTATTTAAAGCCTGTAGATGTTGGAGAGTCAGCTCCAAAGGCTTCTTTAGTTTTTGCAGAACCAGCAAAGAGGAGTTCAAANGGTGCTAAGAAGGAGTACCGTACTGTTCTTAATTCTATGATAGATCATGGTCCAGCTACTGATACTCATTATGATGGGGATAAGATGAAGTATTACTATGATGATGAGTTTGGTAAGACAGTAGAGGAAGATGTTTATGAGAGGTGGTTGATTGTAAAGGAGTGTTTGGTTCAGGGTAGTACTGTTATAGGTAAGTCTATTCATACTACTACTGCTGAGGAGATGGAAGAGAAGGGTGGAGAGAATGCTAAGAAGTTGTGGGATGAGAGTAATTTACCTTTGGCTATTTCCAAGGGTAGGGGTATGACACCAACAGGATTGCTTCGTTGGTTTAAGCCAGCTATTTATGGATTAGAGGGTTTTGTAGATGAGTATGGGTATAGTGTTGTTGAAGATCCTGAGAAGCCTATTTTGGGTATTCATGGAAAGTTTATAGAGTTTGGTTCAAGGAGTTATATTTCAAAACGTAGGTTAGGTTTAACGGGTTCTGCATTAGCAGGGGAGAAGAGGAAGTATCCTTTGGATATAGATGAGGCTTTTATAGAGCAGGGAAAGCTTAGTCCTTTTGATGTTATTAAGTTGAATGAGCAGATCAGTTATAATTCTGAGACCAATGGTAGGGTAATAACAGGAAATTTTGTTTGGTTAGATCAGGAGAAGACTAAGGTTGCTTGGAATCCTACTGAGACAGGTAGGTGGAAGCAGTGTTGGATGCCTAATCAGCAGGACAGGAATAAGGTTGTTTTATCTGGTAGGCATAGGAAGCCAGGGAATTATACTACGATAGTTTCGGGTTGTGATCCATTTGACCATAAGATAACTACAGATGGNAAGAAGTCAAATGGTGCTAGTTATGTTTTCAGGAAGTTAGATCCTTTAGATTCTGGNAGCAGTAATATTTTTGTTTGCGAGTATGTTAATAGACCTGCTACTCCAGAGATGTTTTATGATGATTTAGCGAAGCAGTCTGTTTTTTATGGTTGTGAGCTTTTGTGCGAGAATAATAAGATAGGTTTGATAAGGTGGTTTGAGAATAATGGTTTTGGTTCTTATTTAATGGAGAGACCTATGGAGACTCATACTGAGTATTCCAGGAAGCGTCAATCTGAGAAGGGTATTCCTATGAGTGGGGAGGCTGTAAGGGAGGCTGCTGTATCTGTTACGGAGTCTTATATTTATGAGAATACTGGAAGAGATTATGACACAAATGTTATGGGTAGGGTTTATTTTCAGGATTTGTGTAGGTGTTGGTTAAAGTTTAATCCTCAGAAGTGGACTGACTATGATGAGTTTGTTGGGGCAGCACTTTGTTTGTTTGCAGCTAGGAGTTATAGACCTGAGAAAAAGCGTAGGGGATCGAAGAAATTTGTTAAGACTTACAGAAAAAGGAGAAAGTAATTTTTTTTTTACATATATTTGTTTATATAGTATTAATTCTTTAAGCAAGCATGAGTAACGGAAATTCTATAAACACAAGTAAAAGTTATCCATTTCCTAATTTAATGGCTACTCCAGAAGTCAAGAAGGAAAAAGGNTATGGTTTGGCATTCGCAAAGGCGATGTATGGTAAGTATTTAAACGAAGATTATTCGGTTTACAACAGAATATCAAGATTTGTAGAGAATCGTAAGTATGCTGAGGGGATGCCAAGTATAGAGAAGTTTAAGGATCAGTTAGACTTGAATGGGGATTCATCTTATTTGAATTTAGATTTTCAGTCAGTTTCTGTGATTCCTAAATTTGTCAATTTACTTGTCGGAGAGATGATTAATCAGGAGTTCGAGATTCAGGCAGAGGCTATGGATGAGGGTTCTATGAAGAAGTACGAGGAGGAGAAAGCTGCTATATATGCCAATATGTTGATGAAGGACTTCTCGGATGAGATGGAGCAGATGACTGGATTTGGTTTAGTTGATAAGAGTAAGCCTATTCCAAAAGATATAGAGGAGGCTAATATTCTTATAGAGACTACATTGAAGCAGAGTGTAGAGTTGGCTATGGAGATTGCTATTAAGTTTGTTAACAATAGTAATAATTACGATACAGAAATTAAGGAAAGGTTAATTAGGGATTTAGTAGTTATAAAGATTTGTGCTACTCGTAGATATTTTGATGAGGCTAAGAACATAAGAATGCGTTATGTTGATCCAGCTAATTTAATTTTACCTTACACTAAAGACCCTTATATGAGGGATCTTCCTTATGGAGGGGAGGTTGTAAAGATGAGTTTTAATGAGTTTGTTCAATTGACAAAGGGTCAGTTTACAGATGAAGAGATAGCTGATATTTCTAAGAAGGTAGGAAAGCAAAATTCTATAAGCAGTTTAAATTTACGTGAAGAAAACGGTAGGTATTACGATAGTTCTTGGAACGGTACTTATGGTTCTGATGATTTTTATATTACTGTTGTTGATTTCGAGTTTAGGTCTAATAATTTTGACCTTACTTACGAGAAGAAGTACAAGAGTGATAATAAGTATTTTTTAAATCAGAAGAGTACGGGTTATAAGCCAAGTAAGTATTCAAAAACAAAGCGTGAGGTTTTCAGCAAGAATATGCAGGTTATGTATGAAGGTCTTTGGGTCGTAGGTACTGACTATATTGCTAATTATGGTTTAGCAGAGAATATGACTAGACCAAAGAAGAATGGTGCTTATTCTAATGAAGTTTACAGTAGATATTCTATTGTAGCTCCAAATATCTACGATATGACTAATAAGTCTATAGTGGAGAGTATGATTCCTCATGATGATCAGATTGAATTATCTTATTTAAAGTTACAGCAGGCAATGATTAAGGCTAGACCTTCAGGGGTTGCTGTTGATGCTTCAGCTTTGGAAGATGTTCTTCATGGTAGGGGGGAAGAGTTTTTGGATCCTATGGAGATTGTAGAAATCTTCGATCAGACAGGTAACATTTATTACAGGAATGAGTCTCCTGAGTTTGGTGGTTCTTACAATACTCAACCTATTAGGGAGTTAGCGAATGGATTATCTGCTAATGCTTTAAATTTTGTAGGTATATACAATCATAACTTAGAGATGATAAGGCATATTACTGGTATTAATGAGGCTAGGGATGGTACTACACCATCTTCAAAGGCTTTACCAGGAGCACAGAAGATGGCTGTTAATATGAGTCGTAATGCTACTAGATTTTTAAATGAGTCATATCTTAATATTTTCAAGCGTAATTCAGAAGGTATTGCAACTATGATTCAGTTNAAAGCTATGGGTGATGGCTTAAAAGGTTTTGAGTTAGCTTTAGGTAAGGAGGTAGTTGATGTTATTAACATAGTNAAGGATTTATCCTTTGCAGAGTTAGGTATTAATATTGTTCCTCTTCCAGATTCTGAGGAGAGAGCTTATTTGGAAGGTTTAATAGAGAGAGCTATAAGTGTAGGTTCTATAGAATTGGAAGATGCTATGGAAATAAGGGACGTTTCTAAAGTTAATATAAAGAAAGCGACACATTTATTAAAGAAAACCCGTAAGGATAAACAAGAGCAATTACAAAAGGCTGCTGAAGCTAACGCACAGGCTCAATCACAGGCACAAGGTCAACAGGCTATGCAGCTTAAGCAGTTGGATATGCAATTAAAGCAAATGGAGCATGAGCAACAGATGCAGTTGCAGGCAGACAAGTATGCTAGGGAGATGGAGTTAGCTAAGATTAATGGAATGCTAAAAGGAGAAATAGAAATGATCAAGGGAGATGAGAAATTAGAGCAGATAAATGCAGCATTAGATGCTAATTTAGATGACTCTGAGGGTAAGGGTATTCCTCAGCCAAGAATCTTCTCAGGTATAAAAAACACTGAAAAGCTTGATTAATAGAGAAAATTTATTAAATTTAGAATTAATTAAAATTAAATTATAATGGGATTAGAAGATTTTTTATCGTCACAAACAGGTGAAGAGGTTGTATTATCAGATTCAAAAGAAGAGAATGTAGATACACCAGAGGTTGCAGAAACAGAGGGTTCAGTAACAGAAGAGCCTGCTTCGGAAGAAGCTGTTGACAGTTCGGAAGAGAAAAAGACAGAAGATACTGAAAAGGTAGATTCTACTCCTTCTTTTGAGGAAATGTGGGCAGAGCGAATGGGTGACAAGTATGGAAAGTTTGAAGACTTCGATGACCATTACAGTTCTTTGAAAACAAAATCAGAACAAGAGAGATACGAGGATAAGTATTCTGAAGAATCTAGAGATAGGTTAGATAAGTTACTAGAATCGGAAACTTCTTGGGATAGAATAAAAGAGATAGCGAGCGTTCAGACGTTAGATGTTGAAAAATTAAACGGTAGACAGGCTATGGCGAAAGCTTTAGAACTGGACCAGGGTTTAACAAAAGCAGAAATCGAGAATGAGCTTTATGACTACGATCAGTTAAAAGATGTAGACTTAGATGACTTAGACGATAGAGAGCTTATTAAACATAATTCAGATTTAAGCAAGTTCGCACGTTTAGAAAGAGAATCAAAATCTTACCTATCAGAGTTAAAACAGGACAAAAGGTTTTCCCTTCCTGAGTTAACTAAAAAAGAGGAAGTTTCAGAAGAGACTTTAAAAGCTCAAGAGAAGGTAAGAGAAGATGCAATACAGGCTTACGAAACTGATGTTAGTAGTCAGGTTAGTTCATTAAACAATTTAGACATTAAAATCGGAGAGAACGATGTCTTTAAGTATGAATTAACTAGTGAAGACAAGCAGACAGTCGAAAGTCAAATGAAAGGTGTTAATAGTTATTACACTAATTTCATGAATGATGGTAAGTTAGATATGAAATCTATGTCAGAAACTTTGGCAAAAGGTTTAGTATTTGATAAAGCTATCAAGGCAGCTCTAGAGAGTCAGTCAAATGCAGGAGAGGAAGCAGCAGTGAAGAAGATCAACAACACTAATTTCGATGCTAAATCAACTGCTCCAGACACTTCAGGTATGTCGGAAATGCAGCAAATTGCTGCAAAATATAAAGATGATTAATTTTTAAAAACAAATAAAATGGCTTTAGCTTTTCAAGGTGGTTCATTCGGTAGGACTACAGATTATAACTTTATTACGTCTTTGGACTTACATAAACCAGAGTACGATACAGAATTAACAGAGCGTTACGGAGACCAGAACTTATCTGGATTCTTAACAATGATTGGTGCAGAAAAAGGTGTTTCATCTTTAGAGTACAATCACTTCGAGGAAGAAAGAATTTATCCTAAAATTAAAGCTACAAATGCAGTAGCAGCAGCAGCAGGAGGACCAGCAGTTTTTACTTTATCTGCACTTTCTAAATTAAGTATTCCAGAGAACTCTTCTCCTTATATTGGTGGTGTTCCTCAGCAAATCGTTGTTCCTAGAGTAAATGATTTAATCATGATTAAGCCAATCGCAGGATCAGCTTCTTCAGGAACTTATACAAAAGCGATCATTACTTCTGTTGCCAAAGCAGCAGGTACTTTTGAGGCAACTCCAATTATTTCAGGTGTAACTATTGCAGCACAAGCAGTAGCTTCAGAAATCGTAATATACGGTAACGCAGCAGGTGAAGGGTCAGGACAGCCAGAGGCTAGAGCTTCAAGAACTGTTAAGTACACTAACAACCTTCAAACTGTAAAGGAAACTTACGAGATTACAGGTACTGAAAAGAACATTGTAACTTGGATTGACTTCAAAGGTAAGAATGGTGAGAAAGGAAGAGTTGCTAAGTTAAAAGGTGAGTCTGATACTTACAAGAGATTTATGACTGCAAAAGAGCTTACTCTTTTAGTTGGTGATAAATTAACTAACGCAACTGTAGCAAATTCTTTTGCAACAGCAGGTACTCCATTAGCTTTAACAGAAGGTTTAATTCCTTTCGTTTTATCTCAGGGTAACACAAGTAACTATTCTGTAGGAACAGGATGGGATAAGCAAAAAGCTGAATCTTTAGTTAAGACTTTAGACAAGCAAAAAGGTTCTAAGAAGAACTTAATGCCATGTGGTATTAACTTATCTATGCAGATTGATGATACTTTAGGAGATTACTCTAACGATGGTCAAATCCAGTACGGATCTTATGACTTTGGTTCTGATGCTTCTAGAAACTTCCAATTTTCTTCTTTCAAGTATGGTAACTATACTTTTGACAAGAAGACTTTTGATGTATTCAATGATCTTCAGACTTTAGGTGCAGANGGTTTCGGATACCCAGACGAAGGAATGGTTATTCCAATGGATAAGAAAATTGACAAAGGTTCAAATTCTCAAGTTCAGTCTTTAAGACTTCGTTACTTAGCAGATCCAGAAACAGGAGCTTCATCAGCAAGATCAGAAGTAGTTGATCAGTTTAAAATTACTGGTANNGATAAATTCAGTGTATTCTACAAAGCTGATTGTGGTTTTGAAGGTTTCGCAGGAAACAGATTCGCTTATATTAAGAAGTCTTAATACTAAGAATCAATAAAAATAAGGAGGGGGTGTTTATTCATCCCCTTTTTAATATTAACAATAAACTTAGGTACTATGGCTACTAAAACTCCTGCTAAAGGAAAAAGATTTGTTAAAGTTATTAAGAATAGCAAAACAGGTAGGACTAAGAAAGTTTCTTATGGGCAAGCAGGAAAGGCTAAAAGTGGTGGAGACAGAATACGTCCAGGCACTAAAAAAGGTAATGCTTATTGTGCTAGAAGTGCAGGTATTGCTAAGAAGCATCCAAAAGCAAGAAAAAAGAACTCTCCTAATTCTTTAAGCAGGAAAAAGTGGAAGTGCGTAGGTAAAAAATCAATGAAGTAAGTCTAGCGACTTTAAATTAATTAAAATTAAATTACAATGGCAAAATTAGCAAAAGCTCCAGCAGGTTTAACGGTAGCAGATTTCAAGAGTGTAATATATACACTAACAACAGAAAACACAACAGGGAAAAAGTTCCCACCTTCAGTAGAAATTCCAGAAGTTGATGAAGTTTACATGACTTGGGAAGATGAAGATGGAGAAGAAACAACAGGTATTAGGCAGATCAGATATGCAATCGGTGAAACTTCTATTTTTGTAGATGAGCAATCAGATTTTGCAGAAACAAAAAGAGGTTCTATTCATTTAATAGATGGTACATTAGTGGTTAATGAGAGAGAAGCTACTAAGTTAGAGTACTTAGAGCTTTGTAACTTTAATGAAAAGAATCAAGAAACAGCAATGCCTGGTAAGTCAATTTTATTCAGAGCGAATGATTCTAACTATCAAGCAGACCAAGAAATAAAGAAGAGTGAGAAAAACACTAAGCTAAAAATGATTATTTATAGCATGAGCGATGAAGAGTCAGAAGGATTAGCTTTATCTATTGGTGTTCCTTATGATAAATCTGTTAATTCAATTGCAGAAATTAAGCAGTTATTTTTACAAGAGATAGATTCAAATGCAGATACTTTTGAGAAAGCGTTAAAATCAGATGAAAGAAAACTTAAATTAGTTTTAATAAAAGCAATAGAGAAAAAAATTATTTCTGTTGATCCTCAAACAAATGCTATTTACAATGAGATCGGTAACAGAACTGTAATTGTAGAAGCTCCTATTTACAAAGATGCTTTAGAATATTTTGTAGAGCTTTCTTTATTAAGAGAAGAGTATAAGTCAGCTTTTGAAGAGGTAAGAAAATTACTTGACAACAATGGTACTAAGACAGCTAAGTCGAAGGAATGGGAGGAATATCCAGAAAATGATTTATTTGGAAGGGGTATGAAAGTTAAGGTTGTATCTAATTCTTTCGGTTTCTTTAAAATGGTTAAGCATGGTAATTTAGGTAAAGTAAAAGGTCGTAGAGATGCTGTTCTTTATCTAAGACAGAATCCAGAAGTTAACAAACAATTAAAAGAATTGGTTGAAGCAGCAGAGAAAGATTTAGCAAAAAAAGACTAATAAAACAAATTTTTTTGTAAATATTAAAAAGACGCATTTCGATGTGTCTTTTTTTTTGCTTATATTTATCGGTATAACATTTATTTATAAAAAAAAGATGGCTTTAGTTTCAACAAAATTAAATGTAGCTTACTCAATGGGGGGGACTTTACCAAAGTTCATCTTCACTGATGTCACAGATTACTCAGCTCAATCGGGAGTAGCTATAGCAGATATTACAGGTGTAATAGAAGTTACAGCTCCTAGTGGAATAGTTTANACNGGTGGATCTCCTGATATTACAGGTAGTGCTTCTAGAATTAACAGCACTATTATACCAATTCCTTTACTAGCCAATGGAAGTCCAGAGGTGGGGAATTATTCTTTTAAATATACAGCAACTAATACAGCAACTNCTGTAAGTGTAAGTTATACTGTTGGGTACGACTTTCAATATGTATCACCAACAGGTATCTTAACTCCTACAGTAGATTGTTTATCCCCAGAGCTAACATCAACAGATGCTACAAACTATTTGTCAGGATCTACAACTCCTTCAGATCAGTTTACTATAACTGGAGCTGATGCGTCAGCAAACACTTTTACTATTGCAGGAGAGAAGTCTGGATTGTTTTTAGTAGGTGACACATTTAATATAATAGGATCTACAGTTCATAATGGCAACTACACAGTAACTTCTGTATCAAGTACAGGAACAAATACTGTAATAGGTGTTTCTAGTGTAACAAGTGCTACAGTAGACGGCTCTATTTCAACTAAAACAAATACAATTTCTTATCCAGTAGTTGTGCCACCTACAGTAGGATACACACCAGTGGTTAGCACAAATACTTTTTATAGTCAAACACAAACATTCAAAATAAAAACTAAATCTTTTTATGATTTTGGTAATGGTGTGTCAGTTATAGATACAGTTTCAGCTTCAGCACTATTAGATGTNGATTGTGANGTAAGATTATGTGAGGTTTTTTGTTGTNTAAATTCTACTTTAAAANCTTATTTAGCTTATAGAGGAGTTAATGATGTTTTAGCAAGTCAAGAACTTAATAAATATATATTAGCTACTTCTCATTTATCAGCATTAAGGCAAGCCTTTGAATGTGGATATGATAAGGAAGTTAATTCTATTGTTCAAGAAATAATTACGGTTACTCAATGTACTCCAGATTGTTCTTGTTCAGATACGACACCTCAACCAATTACAGGATTAGGAGCTGCTAATATAACGGTGGTAAATTCTACAGGTAATGGTGTTACTGTAACTCCAAGTACAGTAGGTAATACAACTACATATAGTTTAGGTATATCTCAAGCACTTTTAAATAGTATAACAGCAGCGACTGCTACAAGTTCTGTTTCTGCTGCTGCTAATAGTGGTATCGTTGTTACACCATCAGCACCATCTTCAGGAAATACTAATTATGCTTTAGCACTATCCTCACCAGCAATTGCACCTGTAGAGTTTATTAATTTTAAATTAAATAGAGACAATAGTGTTTTATTTTTTCCTTCAGCTCAGATTATACANAATGTTTCTAATTTAAAAACTCCAACTTCTTTTGCACCTGCACCTGGTCAACCATACAGTCATTACGCATTAACCGTAAGTGGTTTTCAGAACACTGGAAACAATACTTTTAAGGCTGAAGTTCAATGTTGTTATCAATCTTATCAATATAATTCTACCATTTTAGATAGTAATAGTGGTTTTTATAATATGTGGATAACACCACAAATAGTAAAAATAAATAGCAATCAAATAATAATTAAATTCTTAGATAAAAATGGTTTGTTTGTCGATATAAGTAAAATGTCTTCTTACCCTAGTATGCACCTTAACATTAAAATATACGAATAATGTCAGTAAAAACAGAATTATCCAAATTAGGTTCAGGTTCAGGTATCATATACCTTACTGATTCTAACGGAGTGTTTACAGGAAATCAATTCTTAAACACAAAAGAAGGAAGAGAAATAGCAGAAAATCTAATGCTAATTTCATCTCCTGTAACTTCTAACATATCGGCATCAGCTACAGTAGTTATTACAGCAGCAGGAGGTACTATAACTAACTTAGCTTACAACTCTGTTTCAGTTTTTAACACCTCTTCAGCAATAACAGGAGCTACAACTTCAGACACTGCTACAAACTTAGCTAATGCTATTAACTCTTATATTAGCACACCAGAATACACAGCTTCAGTTTCAGGCAGTGTTGTGACGATTTATTTAGATCCTTCTCAAGGAAGTTTGCTAAATGGTTCTGTAGGTGTTATTGCAGTTACAGGAACAACAACTGCAACAACCACTACTATTGACGGGGGTGTAAACCCTTCAGACTTGGTAGATAGCCAGGTTGGTTACAGAATGTATTTAAACTCTAGTCCTACTGCACCATCATCTAGTTTAGTAGGAGCTACAGACATTACTACTGGGGTTCTTAGGAAATCAGCATCTACTCCTTTTACTACAGAAAGTGTTACTATTTCTTCTGGATCTATTTCTCCAAATAGGGATGGAAACATTACTGTAATTTTAGTAGAAACAGAAGGTTCAGTAGTTGCAGATGTTTTAAGCACTATAGAGGCAGGGATTTTTACAGATGGTGATATTTTAATCTTAAGAGGTGTAAACTCTGAAAGAGTTGTAACGGTACAAGAAGGTGGGAATATTCGATTAGCTAATAATAGTGCTTTTTCGTCAGGTCCAAAGGAAAATGTTATCTGTCTTCAGTTCTTCAATGAAGTAACACCAGCTTGGTTTGAATCTTTTAGAAGTCCAAGTATTGTTTTATCTGTTGCTAATTTAAGATCTTCAGGAATATCAGAACCAGTACAGGGTGTGGATACTCAAGCAATATCTTTAGGTGGTTCTACTACAACATTAACAGCAGGAACTAGCAAGGGTTATTTAGCTTTAACAGGTACGGGAACTTTAACAGGTTCTGTTTCTTATGGTTTAGCTTCTGGTCTTGTAGATGGTGACACATTTATTATAGATTACAATGCTACAGTAACAAAGGGAAGCTTCTCAATAACATTAATGGGTGTAGCTTTAACAACAGAGCAAGCATTAAAAGGTAATATAGTAGCAAAAGGTGTTTGGGATTCTGCAAATTCAAACTGGATAGTTTCTTTTATAAGGGATACTCAATTAGTAGATTTATCGGACAATACAGATTTAGCTTTAAAAGAAAATGTATTAGGAAGTCCTCCTTCTTCAGGTCAGATACTTTCTTCTACAACAGCAGGTGTAAGGTCATGGATTACAAATAGTACAGATATATTTTTAAATGGTAATTCAGCAACTACAGGATCTACAGCAGGAACAGAAACTACTCTAAGGACTATAACAATACCTGCCAATACTTTAAGTTCAGATAATTCTTCTATAGTTTTAAATGCTTTTGGAAATTTCGCTTCTAATATTAATATAAAAAATCTAAAAATTTATTTAGGGGGAACTTTAATAGCACAAAATATTCACACCTTAACTCCAAATGGGGTCGCTTTTACCTTAGATGCTAATATTATATCATCATCATCAGGTACTATAGCTAAGTGTGGAGTTTCTATAAATATAGCAGGGGTTGTTAGTGAGGTGGGTTATACTCAAGTTAGCTCTTTAAACCTAACAACTACCTCTTATGATATTACGATAACAGGTCAAGGAGCAGGAGCAGGTGACGTTAATGTTTACGGTTCAACGGCAACTAAATTAATAGCATAATGGATATAAATAAATTATACGTCTATATAGGCAAGACAATAGCGAATAAAGCTCAGACAGGGAATTTAACCCCTGCTGACTTTAATTCTCTAATTCCGAGAGCTTTTTCTCAGTGGACTTATAAGACTTATGATGATATGACAGATGGTAGAGGATGGCAAAGTCACCAAACCGTAACTGATGATTTACGTTTTCTTTTGGTTAGGAACAAAGTTATGCAGGTTGCGTCAGATGGATCTTTAGCTGTTCCTTTAGACTACCTTCACTTATCAAGTATAAACTACAATTATAGTAGGTTATATAAAGGTAATACAATTACAAAATTAAAACCAGTAGATATAGTTAGGGATAATGAAAGATCAGCTTTTACTAATAGTGACATTTATGCTCCCTTGTTGGCTTCTAAGAAATATGTTATTGCTTCATTTTTTGACACCTACCTTCAGTTTTATCCAGCAAATGTAGGTAGGGTAGAGTTTACTTATTTAAGAAAACCAATATCTCCTGTGTGGGGTTTTACGGTAGCTAATGGGAGACCAGTTTATGACCCATCAACTTCTATAGATTTAGAAGCTCCAGATGAGTCGGTAGATGAGATTGCTATGATTGCGTTATCTTTATTAGGTATAAACTTAAGAGATCCAGAATTAATTAGTTTTAGTGAAGCTCAAAAGGCTCAAAACTTATAGGTAAATGAGAAATACAAGAAATTTAATAGCAGAACAGGCACAAAGGATAATAAATGGGGGTACTGCAACTTCAGATACTGAAGTAAGAAAAGAGGAGCTTGTAATTTTTGTAGATCAAGTTTTCACAAGATATATTAAGCAGAGTTTCTACGAGAACAGAGAGGAGGGTTCTAGGTATATTAATGGTTCTTTTATTTATTCTTTTACAGAAGATGTTCAGTATGATAAAACAAGAAAGAGGCATTTTGCAGAGATACCATCTACTTATGTAAATTTACCTTTAGGTATAGGTTTGTATCAAGTTTCTCCAGTAGAGGATGAATACAACTCTATGATTCCTGTAAATCCTAATTTTTTATCTATGACTAATGGTTTAGCAGTTGGAACTTTAGAGGGTAAAAAAGGTTATTTTGTAGAAAATACAACAATGATTTTTGTAAATATTCCAGCAACTTATAAAATGAAGACTGTTTTAGTTAAGTTGGTTGGAGGTATTCAAGGAGAGGTTGATCCTGAAAACATTGATATACCTGTAGATGCTCAAGCTGATATGGTTGAAATGGTAGTTAGGTTGTATACCCAACAGGCTCAGACTCCTATGGATGAAGTTAACAATAACAACAAAAAATAATGGCAAACATGACACTAGATCAGACAGTTAGAGAGTATCTTATTGAGAATCAATACCCAGAGCATAGGTATTTTCAAGCTTTACAGTTTGGTATTTCTTGTTTAAGAGAATTAAACTTAGATGTAACGGGAGTTCCTGTTGCTGTTGAGCTTTCGGTTAGTGATTCAGATACAGTTGATTTACCAGATGATTATATAAATTATGTAAGAATAGGATTCTGTGATCCTTCAGGTATGTTCCATGAGTTAGGTAGAAACAATAATATTTGTTTTAACAGGTCATTAGATGATTGTGGTCAAATTAGCAAGAACACTCATAAAGATAGCTCTACGAGCATCTCAGGTGCTTCAGCTTCAGAAGATTATTACTCTACTCATTATAGAAATGGTGAGAACATAGGAAGATTCTACGGAGCAGGTGGAGGTCAGAACAGGTGGGGTAATTTTAGAATAGATTCAACATATAATCAGATTCAATTATCAGGATATACAGGAGGTAAAAAGATAAATTTAGAATATTTAGGAGATCCAGCCAAAGCTAATGGTAGTTTTGTTGTTCAGCCTTTTGCTTTAGAAACGGTTAAATCTTGGATAGATTGGAAAATGTCTTCTAAGAATCCTAGTGTTCCTAATTCTCAAGTTCAGAGTAATTATTTTCACTACCAAAGGAACAAAAAAATGTTAAGGTCAAGGATAAAATCTTTGAGTGTTCAAGATATACTTCAATCATTTAGAAAAGGGAATAAGCAATCTCCTAAATTTTAATCATGGCTATAGAAAAAAGACAGTTTTTATTTGGGATGGATCAAGATTCTGATGATAGATTTATTCAACCAGGTTTTACTAGAAAGAACCTAAATGTAAGAGTTGGCTCTTCGGTTTCTGATGGTAACGGTACGGGAGAAAATATATCAGGAAACACTTTAATTCCTAACTTAGACCTTCCNTNAGGTGATAATAAGGTTATAGGTTCTTATTGGTATAAGAAAAAAGATTTAAACTATTTCTTTGTTTGGAACGAGAATGGGNATCATGGTATTTACGAGTACAATCATGTTTCTTCTCATGTTTCAACAGTTATGATTGCTGAGGTTTTAGGCTTTAGTGAAGATGGTTTAATAACAGGTATAAACGTAGTAGAGTTTGATGATGACAATGATCTTCTTTATTGGTCAGCTCTTTCTATTAACCCAAGTAAGATTAACATTCAGAAAGCTAAATTATCATTTTCTTCTACTCCCTTGCTTGGTTACACACTTCCTCTAAAGAAAGAAATAATAGATGCGATAAAATACCCACCATTATGTCCAATAGTAGGTGTTTATGAATCAGATCCACTTCAAAAAATAAATTATTTAGAAGATAAGATACTTCAAGTAAAAGCTAGGTATATTTACGATGACAAAGAGAAGTCTGCTTTTTCTCCAATATCTATACATATACTACCCTCTAATAGTTGTTCAGGAAATACACAAGATAACACAATTCGTATAACAGTTCCAAAGGGAGGAGAACTAGTAGAAAGAATAGAGATAGCAGGAAGATTTAGTAATATATCAGATTTCTTTAAAATAGTAGATCAGCCTATAGGTGATTATAATCTTAATACTACAACAGGTAATCTTGAGTACGTTTTTAGAAACGATGCTAATTACAATATTATTAACAAGGCAGAATCTGATAATTTATTTGATCGTGTTCCTCAGATAGCAGGAGCACAAGAATTTATAGCAGGTAATAGAATTGCTTACGGAGATATTACAGAGAACTATGACAATGTTCCAATAGATGTAGAATTAAAGTCGGATTTTAAACAAACACAAACAGCAGTTAATAACAATACCATATCAGGATATGTTACTATTTCCAATCCTTTTGAAACTGATCAATATAGAAGTTTTCAGCCAATACATAAACCAAACTCAGATATAGTTTACGGAGGTTTTAATGACACCACTAGAGAACGGGACGTTGAAAAATATAATCAACAACTTCCATTAGGAGGTTTTGTTGTTTATTTAGCAGGTACTGATTTCTATGCAGTATCAAAGCAAAACACCCAAACAAACAGTAATAGTTCTATTCAAACAAACGGTGTATATGACTCTTCAAAACCTTCTAACAGAAGAGATATAAGGGACGACATAGAGGGTTCTTCAAGTTCTAACTCTCCTTTTCCTAACACAAGAATGTGGTCTAATTGGGTAATATCAGATGTGCCAGATGGTACTTATATATTAAGAGTAGCTTCAAATCTAACCACTCAGGCAGACTTAGACTCAGGAACAAGAGATTATCAAAAAACATCAGCTTGTATAGATGGGTTATTACCAAGTGGTTCTTTTGAGGAAATAATAACAGTTTCAAATGGTCAATTATATCATGGTATTCGTGTTGTCGTTGCAGATCTTACAGATCCTGCTTCAGGAAGAGAGTCTTCTGCTGTTGCAGGTTATGTCGTAGATCCAAAAACTAAAGGAGCCCTACCCAGTACTTCTACTATTTTTGATTTATTAGGGGAGTCTAGAATAGATAATGCTAAAGTTTATATATCTGCTAGTCACTTACAAGGTAAAAGCACAGTTCTAGCAGATCATAATGGATTCTTTTTTTACGGAACAACTAACTTAAACAATGTATTAGGTACTGTTGAAGTGAAAGTGTTTGCTATTAAGTCAGGATCTAATTTCGACACTAACACACTACAATATAAACTTTTCGATGGTGGTACACCTCCACCTTCATCCTCAGCTATTAAAACTAAAGGAGACGGAGAGTTGGTAGTTATTTCTAATCAGAATCAAAATATAACTGATTATTCTAGAACTCATCTTTCGTTTAAAATACTAAACAAATCGTTAGTGGGTATTAAGGATTATTACGCTGTGGTTACTAATGGTCAAGCAGGTATTTCAATTCAAAATGGAGATATAGACATTGTAGTTTATAGTAATGGATCTACCCCCTCTAGAGCAGGAGATATTTATTTTTACCCAAAAAGCAGAAATTGTTTATCTGAATTTTCTCCTAAAAACTTATCTTTTTCAGATTTCATAGGGGTTAGTAATAAAAACGATCAAAACATTATTAATCTTACCGATGTTATTGCTAGTCTTCTTAATGACTCAGGAGTTTCTTTCTTAAAAAGAGGTGGATCTTACACAACAGGTCTTGTTTATTACGACAGAGCCAACAGGTCGGGTCTGGTAAATGTATCTGCTGCTAGCGAATTGTTAATTCCTTTTTATACGGAAAAAGTTAATAATGTTATACCTGGAGACTCTCCTCCTGAGATTTCTTGGGAGATAAAGCACGCTCCTCCTTCTTGGGCTACGCATTACCAGTGGGTTAGGACAAAAAACACTGCTGCTAAAAGATACTTACAGTGGTGCTCTAAGGCTATAAACTATTTGGATAGCTCTGGTAGTCCTTCAAATTTTATAAACGGAACTCAGATTTCTATAGACATAACTAATTTATCATCAGAATATAAATCTGATCATCCTGATTCTGTTTTATCTTACGACTATACACCTGGAGATAGGATTAGATTTATTAAGGATTCTAATGGTGCTCTTTTTAGTGATTATTTTGATGTAAAAGTAACGTCATTTACTGCTGGTATTTTAACTTTAGAAAATCTTAATATTTTTCCAGAGTTTAAGGAAGGTTGTTTGTTTGAGATATACACTCCAAAGTTAGAATTAGAGGCAGATATTTATTATGAGATAGGTGAATGTTTTGAGGTGGAAGAGACTATTTTAAACGGTAAAAAATATTATTCACATAAAGGATTGGTCGGTACTGATGATCAATCTCCTTTTGCTCTATCTTCTAAACCTGCTACAGGTACTTTTAGATCAGGTGACACATTTTATAGAAACAGAACTATACCTATAACATTAGGCTCTAAGACAAATAGAATAGACTCATCAAGATTCTCTGACTTTTACGAGTCATCAGTATCAGATATAGGTAGACCTAACTTAGAAGACCAAGATGCATCAGCAGTTCATAGACCAACTACAATATATTATACTCAAAGGTTTATTCCAGAGACAAACATAAATGGTCTTAACACTGTGTTCTCTCCTTCTTTTGAGACTTACGACAGAAAGAACGGAGCTATTAGGAAGTTATTTTCAATTAATAACAGATTAGATTGTTATCAAGAATTAAAGGTTAGTAAAATTTTAGTACAGGAGAATGTTGTTTATGATCAGTTTGACAAGGGAACGGTGGGAGTATCTGAAAGCGTATTATCTAATCCATCTGTTCCTTATCAAGGAGAGTATGGGACAATGAACCCAGAGAGTTTTTCAGAAGAAGGAGGTAGAAGATATTTCTTTGATGTAAGGAATGGTGCTGTATTGAGGTTATCTAATGATGGGTTGACTGTTATTTCAGATAAACAAATGCACTCTTATTTTGAATCTAAGAGTAATTTTTATTCTTCTTTTGATCAGATACCAGAGATATGGGGTGTTTTTGATGAGAATCATGATGAATACGTTTTAAACTTTGGATCTATATCTAGGGATAAAGGTTTTTCTCCCCAAGAATTAGCTTTAGTTTCTTCTCAAGCAGAGGTAGTAACTGAGACTAGGAATGGTTTGCAGTATTCTTTCATTATAGGTTATTCAGAAAATAATGATGGAGTTCCTACTCAGTTTGAAATAATTAGAGATATATCTAATGGTACTTATGTTATTAATTCTTCAGCAGGTAGTATAGACATGGATCGTCAAAAGATTTTAACTATACCTTCTGAGACTGTTGCTTTTAGTGAGAGAACAGGTTATTGGGATAGTTTTTATTCTTATTTACCAGAGTGTATGTGTAGGGTTGGTATTGATTTCTTATCTTTTAAAAACGGTAAGGCTTTCTTACACAATTCTAATACCTTAAGAAATAATTTTTATGGTGTTAGATTTCCAAGTGAGTTATGGGTAGTGTTTAATCAATCCCCTAGTAACAATAAGGTGTTTAATGCTTTAGGTGTTGAGTCTAATACAGTTTGGGAAGCTAGGGAAATCTTAACAGATAATGGTCAGAAGTCTCAATTAATAGAGTCAGATTTCCAAGATGACCAAGGTCAAGGTTTGGTTTTTGATGCTAAAGAGAATATACATTATGCAGCTTTGATGCAGGATGAGAATACTCCTAATGTTGATTTTCCTTTAATAAATGGAGATGACATGAGAGATGTGAGTATATTGTTTAAATTAACTAAAGATACAGATGATTTAGAGCGTATATTTGCAGTTAATATTAATTTTGCATTAAGTCAAAGAAGTAATAAATGATAGATTTAATATTAACAATTTTTAGTGGAGCAGGTATTACTTTTATAGTTACCAGAAGTAATATTTTTAAAACCATTAGAGAGTGGGTAACGTATAAAAATAAGGGTTTAGGTGAGTTGATTACCTGCCCACAATGTTTCGGACTTTACGGTGGTTTAATAAGTTATTTGTTAGTTCGATTTAATTTAGATATTTTAGTGTACGGACTGATAGTTTCTTTGGTCTGTTTTATTTTAAATAAAAAAATATAGACATGGCAATAGATCCAATGACATTAATGAGTTTGTTAGGAAAAGGAGGAGGAAGTGGAAAAGGAGGAGTAGCATCAATAACTGGAGGAATAGCAAAGGCAGGTCAATTAGGGCTAGGTATTTACCAAATGTATAAGGGTAATAAGTTGGCTAAAGAGGCTGCTGCTATGCAGCAAGATTATAAAACTCCTCAAGTAATAGAAGACTCTTTAACTAATGCTCAGATTAGGGCTTTAGAAGGGATGCCAGCAGAGATGAAAGCTGAGTATATTCAAAACCTTCAAAACTCAACTCAATCAGGTATTAACGCTTTAAGTGATAGGAAAGCAGGTATTTCAGGTGTAGAAGGTCTTCTTAGGAACGAACAAGGCTCTTACATGAATTTAGCTTCTCAGGATGCAAGTATGAAGTTAGGAGCTGAAGCTAACTTACAGGGTGTTCAGCAGAACGTAGCAGGATATAGGGATAAAGAGTATGATATAAATGTTTTACAGCCTTACATGGCAAAACTAGGTGCAGCAGAAGCTATGAAGGGAGCAGGTCTTCAGAACACTTACAGTCTTTTATCATCTACTGCTAAACAGGCTGAAGATAGAAAGCTTTATAATGATATATTAGGTCAGAATAATCAACAACCTACTCAGCAGAACCAAACAGCAGCGTATAACGGTCCAAATCTTTTAGCTGGAACAAACACTTACGCAACTGGAAGCCCTTACAATGCGTATAACGGTCCAAATTTTTACCAAGGAACAGGTGGTTTTGGAGATCCACAAGGAGTTTATAGTTCTTACACTAATTCAGGTAATCCAAATATTTTAGCAACAACATCTGGACTTTTTCAATAAAAATATAGTCACACATTTAGAATAATAAAATGGCAACACCATCAGGATTAGGAGTATCAACAGGAATAGGTAAGGGAGAAGCACAAGTGTTTGATCCTGTAGAGAGCGACTACTATAAGAACAAAGCTAATCTTGCTCTTAAGGAAAAGGATGCTCAACAGGAGGAGATGAAGAGTATTGGTAGTATGCCTGTGTGGAATAGAGATTTAGGGTTGTTTAATAAAAAACGTCAAGAACTTATTGCTTTTTCTCAAGATAATCATAGATCTTTAATGGAAGGTGATTATGCTAAAAAAGCAAAATTTAATAGTATGATGGCAGGATTGGCTCAATTTGCAGCTAGTTCTAATGCTGCTCAAAAAGGTCATCTAGCAAATAAGGCAATAATAAATAAAAACGATACTAAAATATACTCAGGTAGTAAAGACGAAGAAACTAATTTTTCTATGGACCCTGGTAATTTCAATGTTCCTACCTTAAGGCAGAACTTTAATTCTGAAGAATTTTTAACAGACCTTAATAACTCAATAGCTAAATTAGATCCAAGATTTGAAGGATTTAGCAAGCAAAACATTGCTGGAACAAATATGCTTATAAATAAATCTAGCGTTGATGAGCAGGACATTAGAGCCCTTATAGATTCTAAAACAGCATCGTACTCTAAATTATTCGGAGAAGATCAAGTTCAAGGTTGGATAAAAAATTCAGGTACAGATTTATTTGAACAAGGAGAAGCATTTTCTAAAACAGGAGAGAAGGCTATCCAAGAAAGTAAGGGCAACACATTTAATATTAACACAGGTAAACAAGATTCAGTTAGTTCTTTCGTTTTTAATGGAGATCCTAGTATAGCTTCAATGAATGAAGTTTATGGTGCAGAAGATCCAGAGAAAAAAGGTTTAATGGGTTATAACCTAGGTGATGTTTCTGTTTTTAATGAAATAGCTCTTAATAAAACACATAACTTTAAGGGTACTATTCCACTAGGGGCTATCCCTTTAGATATGAGTTATGCTTATGACGCTTTTCCAGTCAAAGAAGAGCCAGCAGTAAGAAAAGAAGGATTGGCTCAATCGGGTAAAATTTTCAATATAAATGATGCAAGAGACGGTATTCAAAAAGACTCTAAGTGGACAATAATGTCATCTTCTATTGTTGAAACATATCCAGATGGCTTTAAAACTCAAGATACAGAAGATAAAGAGTATGGTGCGAATGATATTTCAGGATTCCCTATAGGTGAAAAGTCTAAGGCTAATGAGCGATTTAAAGATAAAAAGGTAGATCATAGGTATTACGCTAGAATGAAAGACGATCTTGGTGGTGTAATTTTAGTTCCTTATAATACAGTTAGAGAAAGTGTAAACCAAAAACTAACAAAAGAGGAAAAGAAAAATATGAGAATTTTTGAAGAAGATACAAAAGCTTTTTTAATAGAAAAAGGTTGGTCTAAAGCTTATAAAGATTTCACAGGAAAAGAAATGCCAAGTTCTGGTAATACTTCAAAAGCAACAGCAACAGCATCAGAAGCAAAAAATTTATTTTTCCAGGAATAAAAATAAAACCAAAGAATAATGAGCGAAAAATACAATAAATATATGTTTTCTCTAACAGGGTTAGAGAAAGAAGGTGTTACGTTAGAAGATTTTAGTTCTAAGGCTTCAGCAGGAGACCCTAAATTTTTAAATTATATGTTTTCTCTAACAGGTTTAGAAGAAGAAGGTATTACTTTAGAGCAATTCTCTGATGGTTTTCAAGATACTAAAAAAAAAAGTCAAGCAGAGCCTACTCCTTCAAATTCTTCGGATGGCGAATTACTATCGAAAGAGGTTGAGCCTTCTCCTGAAATAAATGAACTTAGCGATCAAGAGGTTGAGCCTACTCCTGAAAGAAAGGAACTAACCGAGGAAGAGCGTTTAAAAGGTGCAGAGACAGCTAATATGTTTGGTGACACATTTACTCCAATGGAAGATCCTAATGCTACTATGCCATCAGAGGATCGTCTTAGTTTAGGTGAGGAAGATCAGCAGAAACTAGAGACACAAGAGGCAGTAAGTTTCCCAACAGAAACAGAGGAGGAGTATGTTGTATCTACCGTAGATAATATATTTAAAGGTGATGATAAAATAGATGATTACCTACTAGAGAAAGAAAACCCTGGACCTGTTAATGACGCTGTTATTTCTAAATATTATAAAACTCTTTCTGAGTATTACGGAAGTGATAGGTTAGAAGAAAAAAAGAAGAAAAAAGAAGAAGAAGGTCTTCCATCAGATATAGCAAAAGACGTTGCTCTAGATGAAATTAGTGACGAGGCTTATGCTTTATCAATGATTACAAGAGATCTTAGCGAGGAAGAAATAGAAGAGTACTCTAAAGATGTAAACATATATGCAGACTTAATGTCTAAGCATTCTGATGAAGGAGGATTGTCTTCAGATGAGACTAAAGAGTTAGTCCGAGCTAACAGTAAGATAAGGGAGATAAGAGACGGTCACGATTTAGTAAATCCTTTAACAGGTAATATAGATAAGGCTTATACGGAAAAAATAGGAAAGATAACAGAAGGATATAAAAAAGAAAAAGATTTTAGTAAATTAAAAACAGCTTATTTATCAGAGTATAATAAGATGGGTTTTATCTATTCAGAATTTGAAGAAGAGATAGAAAAGTACGCAAAACAAGAGGAGGATTATAACGAAAGAACAGGAGCAGATAAAGATTTTTTCACTTCAAAGAATCCACTTCAAAGAATGTTGGCTTTAAAGAATTTAAAAGATAAGAATCTTTCTCTTCTAACGGACGAGTATCAAACATCAACAGATGAAGAGAAGAAAGAATCAGAATTAATTAAATCTAAGGTTTTAGAGTATGAAAAGTCATTTAACAAGTACTTAGGTATTAGTAGTGCTTTACTATTTAACGTAGATCCAGGTACTGTTAATAGAGGGTTTAAATTTTTAAACAAAGCTCAAGAGGGTGATTTTGTTAACTCTATAGGTAAATTTACAAACGCTCTTTCAGAGACATTTAAGGAAGAGATGTCAGGCAGAAAAGTTTTTTCAGATAGAGACTTCGCAAAAACATACGCTAAAGTTGCTAATGAGAATGGTATAAAAACAACACCAGATCAAGTTGAGGCATTAAAGAATGAATTTTCAGAAGACTTAGGTGACGCTGGTGCTATTACTAGTAGTATAATGCTTGACATTATAGTTAAAGGAGCTCTAATGAGGAATGCTTCTTCTCTTGCAGGTATTCCAAGTGCTATAGCTAAATTAAAATTTTTAAAAGATAGCCCTAGATTAGCAAAAGTAGTAGGTCATTTATACGAAGGAACTATGCAAGGTGCAGCTTTTGCTGTAGCAGATGATCGTACAGGTTTTGCAATGGGAGCAACAGAGTACGGAGTAGGTGAGATTTTTAAGTCAGCTGTGAATGCTATAACAAAAGGTAAATCTGGTAAATTTTTAAATTTAACTTCAAAGCTTTTAGGTAGAGGAGCAGGTGGTGTTTCAGAAGAGTACCTTGGAGAAGGTATGGATAAAAGAGAACTTTTCGAGCTTGGTGTTTTTGATGAGAAGCTATGGGATTTAGTTTTAGGAGCAAGTGAGGATGAGGCTTGGAAAAAGTTTGCCATAACAGCAATCATGTCATTTGGTTTTGGTACAGCAGCAGAGGTGTCTAGTTTTATTTCTAATAATGAAGATTATATAAAATCTTTAGATGGTGATGCTAAAACGCTTATAGAAGAATTGGTGGATGCTAATAAAAAAGAACAGCAAGCACCTAAAAAAGAAACTACAGGTGATTTAGAAACTGACTTACTATCTGATCAGAAAAAAATAAAAGCAGCAGAAAATAAATCTAAAAAAAGAGCAGCAAAAGATAAAGCACAAGAAGAGAGAGCTAAAAAAATAGAAGATAAAAATTTAGAATTAAAATTAAATAAAGAAAAATCCATTGGAGAAGAAACATTAGTTCCTCTTACTGAAGAGGTAGATATAGACGGTAAGACTTTCTTAACTACAGAAGGGGAAACAGATGTTAACACACTTAATCAAGAGGAAGAAATTGACATAGACGTAGAGGAGATAAATGAAATAAGACAAAAAAATAATGCTAAAAAAGAATCTACATTAGAATCTAACTTAGATAAGCCTGTATCTTACAAAGGAGAGAAAGGAGTTTTAAAGCAAGAGGGTCAACAGATAGTATTTGAGTCAGATACAAAGATAGTAGAATTAGGTAACGTAGAAGAAGTTAGCTCTACCCCGTTGTCTGATATTACAGACTTAGCACCTATAGATGTAGAGACTAAATCAGAAACAACAACCGAAGAGGAGATAACTCCAGAAGAAACAACAGCAGAAAAAGAAACAACAATAAAAAAGGAACTTACTCATGAGGGTGTAGATTATACAATACAGGATCATAAAGTAAATAAAAAAGGAGAGTCTATTCTTACTGTAAAAGAAGTAGACACAGGGTTGACTAGAAAACTAAAAGGAGATGTAGCAGAAAAAGGTCGTGTAATTCTAGAAGAAGCTAAAGCAGCTAATACAATAAAAGCAGAAGAGGCTAGAGAATCAAAACAAAGAGTAAAAAAAGAAGAACAAGAAGCTTCAGATTTTAATAATTTATTAGCTGAAGAGGAGTATAATAAAAAAACAGAGGAAGAATTAGAAATAGAAGAAGCTAAATCTAAAGAAGAGGTTGCTAAGTTTGAGGAGGAATTAACAGATGTTATTACAAAAGAGCAGAAAGTAAAAAAAGAAAAAGGATTAGTTATTTCAGAAGGAGGTAAAAAGTTTTTAGTTAGGCAAAAATCAGACGGAAATTATTCTGTAGCTGCTATAAGGTCAGACGGAAAAACAGTTGCTTTTACAGGTAAGAATAATGTGGATGCTCGTAATAAACTTATAGAAAGATTCAAGGATAAGGTATCAACATCAGAAGATATTGCTTTACAGGAAGGTGCTGCATTATCAGAAGAGTTTAAAAAAGAACAAGAAGATAAGATATTAAACTTTTTAGATAAAGCTATTGAGGCTACTAGTACTAAGGGTAGAGCTTTTGATGCTACTTTAGGAATACCCTTAGCTATTAGTAATGGAGCTCTAAAAGTAGTTAGAGCTAGTTATAATGTATCTAAAAACCTTGCAGAAGCTATATCAGCAGGAATGGCTCATCTTGCGAAAATGGATTATAAAGTAGATGAGACTAAATTTACAGATTTTGTTTTAGATAGTTTATCTGATAAAAAAGTAAAAGCTAAAACTCAAGAAGATGATAAATCAGCTAAAACTAAAAAAGACGATAAAACAGGAGCTAAGAAACCACCAGTAAGAGACAGAAAGATTTTTCAAAAAGGTAGACAAGAAGGGAAGAAAGAGATTAAGACTCTACAAGATTCTTTTGGAGAATTTGTAAAAGGAAAGACTAAAGAGATTAGAGAGTTGAGCCCTAAGTTAACTGCTACTGTTTTAAAGAAAGCTGCTTTATTGAAAACAGAAAAAGGATTAGCTTCAGCAAAAGCTTATGTAGAAAAAGTACTGTCTAATAAGAAGTTTAGACTTGAAGAAGCAGCAAGGTCTAATAGTTTAGACTTTATAGGAAAAGCTTTAGAAAGAAATAATTGGAAGAAGAAAGGAAAGAAGAACCAGGGTAAGATTTCAAAAGAATCTCAAGAGTTTTTGCAAAAAGCTGCTGTTGCTTCTAAATTAACTAAGGAACAAGCTAATGAAAAACGAATAAATATTCTTTCTAAAAAAGAAGGTCAAGAATTAACTGAAGAAACTATAGAAGATTTACAGGCTCTAACTTTCGCTGGTTTAGATGAGGCTTCTCAGTATGACTTAGATAATGCGACACAATTAATAAAAGAATACCAAAAGTCAGGAAGAGAACAACTAAGAGCTAAGTTAGAATCTATCAAAGCAGAAGATAGGAGAGTTAGTAAGGTGCTTTTAAATGCTGTTACTAATTTCGGTAAAAAAAAGATAGAAAAAGCAGAGATTAAAGATTCATTTAGCCTTACAACATTAGAGAAGTTATCCCCTGAACAATGGTTCGGAGTTAGACCTGCTATTAATTATCTTACAGGTATGAGTTTTTCTATTAATCAAATTAATGCTAGAAACGCAGGTTTTTCTGATTTATTAGATATAATAAATAATACATCTTCAAGCAGTGTTAAAGGGGGGGCTACAGAGGCTAGAACTATATTAGAGAAAGAATTTTATAGACCTTTAAAACAAGCAAGATTAAATTTGTTAACAGGAACTCGTAGAAAATTAGATAAAGTAAAAAACGCAAAAATAGAAATTTTCGGAAAAAAAGAAAGTTTTAATAAACTATCTACTACAGAAAGAATAGCAGATATAAATTCTAATATAAAAGAAAAAGCAGAAAAAAACTTAAAAGAATCAGGTGTAGAGTTAGATAATGAAACTTTAAAAATAGAAGTTCAAAATTTAGAAGTAGAACTCCAATCTAACGCTGATTTCATAGGTGTGGACACTTCAAAACCAGGGTGGAAAGGAGGACTTACAGAGAAAAGTTTAGCTAGAATAGAAACTATTAATGAAGCAAGAAGGTCTTTATATGAAGAGGAATTAGTTAAGTTAAATGATGAGTCCTACTCTGGTGAGAGAAAAATATCTAAAAGAGAAATTATAAAAAGAGCAGATGAAATTATAGCAGATAAAGCTAAAACTTACAAAATTTCTTCTGAGGAAGAAAGTAGTTTAAAGGCAGCAGATAAGATTTTAGAAACAACTCATATTCTTTTAAATAAATCAGGTGAAGAATTAAAAAATTCAAAAGATGAGAAATTAAAAATAACTAATGACGAAGCTATTACTATTTACAACTGGTCAAAAAACCCAGAGTATGCTAAAGTATTAGATTCAATGTCTAATGAAGTATCATTAGAAGGTAAGAAGAATAAGAACTACTCTCCTAAAAGTGAAGCTAAGATAAAAAAAGCTATGGAGTTAGTAGAGAATAATCCTAAATTGAAAGCTTACGCAGATTTCACTATAGATTTTTACAAAGAATATCATCCTGAAATTTCTGATTCTCACATGGAGTTTTACAACTTAGGTCTAACTCAAGTAGAAAACCATACTCCAGGAAAGAGAGTAGATATAGATGTTCAAGAAGATCTGAACTTAACTTCTAATAGTAAAAATATAGCATCTACTAGAAATGGATCTCTATTAGACAGGCAAAATTCTATGAAACCTTTAGATCTTTCTGTTGGTTCTAGTAAAACTATGAAAAAGTATATAGAACAAATGGAGCATTTTATTCACATGACTCCTATAGCTAAAAAACTAACTAAAGGTTTAAAAAGCACAGAGGCTAAGAATGCAATATCTCAGACTACTGGTAATTACATGAATACTATATTGGGAAAACATATTGATGATATAGTAGTAGGAGAAGCAGGTATGAAATCAGATGGATTTGAAAATTTTAATAAAATAAGAGGTAATGTAACAACTTCTGCTTTAGCATTGAAAGCAACTCTATATCCTAAACAACTTACTTCTGCTATTGCTTATGCAGCAGAGACAGATACAGGAGCATGGCTACTAGAGCAAGCTAAATTTTTAACTGAAGATTTTACAGCAGATAGGAAGATGATATGGAACTCAGATTTCATACAAAACAGACTAGGAAAGGGTTATGATATAGAAGTTTCTAACGCTATACATCAGCAAGGAAATTATAGTAAACTTCGATCTAAACTTACTGATTTAGCGATGACTCCTACTAAATATGGAGATATTCACGCTATAATGGGAGGGGGGGTTGCTTTTTATAGAGTTAAGAAAAAAGAATATTTAAAACAAGGTATGTCTAAAGCTAAAGCAGAAAAAGAAGCTTTTTTAGATTTCGTTATTGCTACTTCTAGAGCTCAACAGTCTTCTGATATAGAAGAAACTAGTCATTACCAAAGAGGTGGTAAAATAGCTAAAACTTTTACCATGTTTAAAACTTCTCCTCGTCAGTACTATCAAAAAACGTCAGGTTCTATAAGGAATGTTAGAAAAGGTAGAGGGTCTAAAAGAGATTTAAAAAGGTCATCTATGTTTGGAGGTACTCTTCCTCTTTTTTTTACATTAGCAGCAGCTCCTCTTCTTGCATATAGATTACTAAAAAGAGATCCCTCAGATGAAGATGCAGAAGAGTTAGCTTCAGCATTAGTTTTGTCAAATGTTTCAGGTTTGGCTATTACTGGAGATATATTAAAGAGTGTTTCAGATAAAGTTATTCGAGGAAAGAACTTTGATTACGAATCTATAACCTCTTTAGCAGTGTTTCAAACAGCCCTAGAAAAAGCAACAGAACTTGCTGTTTATTCTTTTAAAGAAGACGGTCCTTCAAAAGACTACAAAGACGGAGAGGTTATTATGGATCTTGCATTTCCTATTATAGCAGTGGCAACTGGTTTTCCTGTTGAGGAGTTAAGAAAGAATGTTAAAAAAATAACATCTGGACAACTTCGTAGAGTAGTAAGTGGTAAGGCTAGTAAAGAAGAAATGTTAAGCCTTTTAGGGTACAGTGATTATTCTTTAGGAATAAAGAAAAAGAAAAAAACAGGAAACCCAGCTTTAGATCGTCTTCTTAAGAAGAATAATAAAAGCAAATCAAATCCTGCTCTAGAGAGACTTAATAAAAAAACAATTAAATAAAAATTATTTTCATATATTTATAACAAACTATTTCCCAAATGATAAAAAGCAATAAATTACAAGCACCTTTAACTACAAATGCAACTAGTATGAGGGTATTATCTGAAGCCTTAGTGGATTCAGGTATTAGATACGGTACACAGCAATTCACCTTAGAGTTAAGGTCTATCAATTCTGTAAACGGAGTAAGCACAGCAGTACTAAAGGCAGCAGATGTTTTAACTGTAAGTGTAAATGGAACTACATATACTTCTACTTTTGCTACAGACACTCAAAACACAATTAATGTTTTAGCTACAAACATAACTGCAAATGCATTAGTTGTTTCTGCTAAAGCTATAAATGATCAGAAGATTATTATAACTGTAGTAGACAATGTAGAGATTGCTGTTATAAATCCAGGAGTTACTAACAGTACTACTAATCAGTTGAATGTTGAAGAGACACAAGAGCTAAGGCTTTTAGTATCTTTAAATGTAATCAACCAAGATGCGTTAGCACCTTCTAGAATAGACATTACAGGTACAGCTCCTAACACAGTTACTTATACAGGTTATGGTTTACCAGGAGCAGTAGAAGGAAATCCAGTTTGGAGAATATCTAAAACAACTGACACAGCAACAACAACTGTAGTTCTTTGGGCAGATGGTAATGAGAAAATGGATAATGTCTGGACAAACAGGGCATCATTATCTTATTCATAAACAATTAACACCTAAAGGGGTTTTATTTTGTATTCGTTAATTAACCGTTTGTAGGGTAGTAAAAAAAAATATTATGGCAGGTCAACAAAGTATAACAAATATAAACGCTATAGCTGTTGCTAGGGGAACTTCTAGTCCTTCTAACACAGAGGTTTTNTGGTTAAAACCATCTACTAACCCCAAAGGTTATGAAGACTTGCAGATTTATGATGGTAGTAACTGGATATTAGTAAGTAGAACACCGAATGAGTTATTGTCTGATCTTAAAACTGTAGATGGGATAGGTTCAGGTTTAGATTCAGACACTTTACAGGGTTATACTCCTGCTCAATTAATGGCTGGTCAATCAATTCCAGCTTTATCAGTAGGTGAATTATTAGTAGGTCAATCAGATACTGTAGGTGCAGCTAAAACGGTTAGTGGTATAGTAACGGTTAGTGCTACAGGAGCTTTTGTTTATGTTGCTAATAGCATAAGTCATACAGGTTTAACTGACATAGGNACTAANACTCATACTCAGATAGACTCACANATNTCAGATTCAGCCATTCATGTTTCTACAGCACAAGCTACTAAGTTATCAAACATAACTATAACTCAAGCTGTAGATTTAGATCAGATGGAGATAGATGTTACTGCTAACAATGCTAAAGCAGGTATCACTCCAAGTCAAGCTTCAGAAATTACAGCTAACACTGCTAAGGTAAGTAATATAACTACCAACCTTTCAGAGGGTACTTCTACAACAACAACAGTAGATGTAAATTCTAGTGATGGTACAAATGCTACTTTAGCTTCTGCTTCTACAACAAGAGCAGGTTTAATGTCTAAAGCAAAGTTTGATGAGGTTGTAGCGAACAACGCTAAAGTTGGTTTAACTTCAGGTCAGATAACTATTTTAAACAATACAAGTGGTACTAACACAGGAGATCAAGATATTTCAGGTATAGCAACTAACACAAGTAACATTGCTACTAATGTTACTGCAATAGCTTTAAATACAGCTAAGGTAACTAACGCTACACATACAGGTGAAGTAACAGGGTCTGGAGCTTTAACTATTTCAGATGATATAGTAGATGAAGCAAACTTAAAAGTAAGTAATGCACCTACAAACGGATATGTACTTACTGCACAGTCTGGAAATACAGGTGGTTTAACTTGGGCTGAAGCAGCAGGTGGTGATAATCTTGGAACGGCTGATTTGACGCAAACAGATTTAAACAGAATTTATACAAGGTCAACTGCTTCGGGAGTTTCAAGATTAAGACTTCAAGGAGCAAGTCAAATTTTAACACTTGAGGATTTTACAGAACTTCAGATGTTTCACGGTAAATATGATGATGCAGGGGCAGTTCCTCGAATGGAATTAAGTGGAAATCAAATAAACTTCAACGGGCAGGCTTCAATGATTCAAGGGGTTAACTCTGAATTATTTATATACGGTCAATTTAATACTACTCTTCAAACAAAAATACAGTTAGGAGCTGATTTGAAGTTAAATTCCAAAAGTAATAGATATATTATCTTTAATGCTGATAAACTCAGATGGGCAAATAGTGCCGATAATACGGGTTACGGTCAAATTTTAAACGGTGTATTTTGTTGGGGTGGTGGTTCAGGAAGTACTGCTGCACCAATAGGAAGCGAAGGTTTTAGCGTTCAAAAAGATATGTTGGTTAAAGGCTCCGACAATTCAGCAAACACAAGTGGATTTAAATTTACGGACGTTAATAATAATTCACTTTTAGATATAAGAAACAACGGTCAAACGGCTTGGGGGGGTAATAAAGTTATTAATACAGCTCACGCATTTTATAATATATCGGGTAGTTCGGCTAGTTTAGCAACTTTTTACGAATCTAATGGAAATGTTGGAATTTATTTAGGTACAAACGGATTTTTATCAACGAGTCAAAGTGGAACATCTGTTTTTAAAACATATCGACAAAGTGGATTTTCGCATATACAATTATTTAATGGAGCAACTCAAATTGTAGAATTACAAAATGCTAATTGCTATATTGCAGGTACTTCTTTAACGGTAGGGTCTCAAACGGGAGTTTCTGGAGCAAANTTNACAATTCAAAACGCAAGTACTAACGTAAGTCAACAGTTATTTTTTGGAAATGTAAGAACAACTACAGCTGGTAGACTTGGATCAAGTGGTTCTTTTGGAACGGATCAAAAAGGTTTGGAATGTTTTGATACTACGGCAAATAAAAAGTTTGTTTGGAACGGTACGGTTTGGGAAAAAATAGGAAATAGAATTGAAAGCGTTTCAGTAGCAAGTGCTACAACTATAACACCTAATATTGATAGTTCAGAAATGGAAATTGTTTCAGCCTTAGCAAGTGCTTTGACAATAGCTGTACCTACGGGAGTTGCTTCATCATTTTACGAAGGT